GGCCATCGCCCTGCGCGTTCCGCTTCGCCAGCTCGCTGAAGACCTCCGACTGGCACTCGAGCAGAGACCTGCCCGAGGAGATCAGCCCGTCAGCGAACGACTGCGGCAGCTTGGCGACGCGGCAGGCGGTGAGGATGCCCTGCACGCGCACCCGCTCGGCCTCGCGGGCCTGGTCCGCTTCGGTCGGCACCGCCGGCGGCGCAGGGGCCGGAGGCGGGGTGATCTGCGGCTGTTCCGCGATGAACTCGGACGGGGTCGCTCGTTCCACAGGCTTCTCCTCGCGCGTTGCCGCGCACACGATTTCGCAGGGGTGCACCAGGCTCTTGTCGCCCGCCCGGACCTTCGCGCCTGCGTCGGCCGGGATCGGGACCATGGACAGCTCGTGCGGCTCCCAGTCGGTCGCCTTGCGGATGGGCAACTTGTTCCCCTTGCCCTCGGTCTCCTCGTAGCGATAGACCCGGTAGCCGACGCTCAGCGAGCGGACGATGCCGTCACGCACGTCCTGCCAGACGCCCTCGACCTCGGCGCGACGCGAGAACCGGACACGCGCCCGGCCCTCCTTCTTGGTGAGGGTCACCGAGCCCGGCACCACGACGCCGAGCATGTGGGTAACGGAGTAGCCCGAGTGCGCATCCAGAAGCGGGCCCCCCGCGTTCAAACGATCGAGGCGGATGTGATCGGTCTCGAGGCTGAGCACCTCGAGGTAGCGCTGGCCGCTCATCCAGTCGAAGCGCTCAACGGCGGCCCCCGTCGTCCAGGTCACCTCGACGCTGCGCTCCTCCTCGTTGACGGTCCCGACGTCGGCGCGGAGCGTGAGCGGCGCCATTTCCACGGTGCGCGGCTCAGGGCCCGGCGGCTGCGTTTGCACGAGCGTGAGCGTCGCGTCCCGTGGGGGCGCCCGGGAACTCGCCATTTTGGCGAGGGGGGTCGGCTTCAGCTTCTGCGGAGCAGCCCTGCGGTCGAGGGGCTCGCCAGAAACCCCTTGCGGTGAAGGAGTTCAAGATGCTGCTGAACTCTGGAGTGGTGGATGCTCAGACGGCGCGCGATCGCGCGGGCCGAGGGCGGCTCGCCTACCGCGTCGACAGCCGTCTCGATCAGCCCGAGGATCTCGGCCTGCCGGGGGCTCAGCCCTTGGAAAGCTCCTCGAGCGCGGCCTTCCAGCCAGCCTCCCACCCGCGGCGCCACCAGTCCTTGCTGTAGGCGTCGACCCTCGGGGCCTCCGGTGCCTGCTGCGCCCTCATCGTATCGATCCGATCCCGGAGGGCCTTCAGCTCGGCGGCTGGTCCGCGGCGGCTCCCCGCCTGGTCCTCCCGTGTCTCCAGCTCCATCCCGCGCTCGGGCGTCTCCAGCCCCTTGGGGTTGACCGCCATACAGTGCCTCCATCACAGCCGGCCAGTCGCCGGCGAAGCTCTCGTCGCTACTTCTCATCGTCGTCGGCCTTCTGCCGACGCTTCCGGGCCCCCCTGATCGCGATCCGGTGCGGGACGCCCTCGGCCACGACGGCCGTGATCTCGCCGTCGGGCCCGCGCTCGATCCGCTGCCGGCCGGCGGGGACCTGCACGGTCTCCGCGATCGTGAGGCGTAGCTGGACGGCACCCTCGACGACGCGGAACGCGTCTGGCGACACGGTGGTTCGCGCGTCAACGTTGACCGCGGGTGGCGAAACCTGCACCGCTCCGTGGGCGACTGTGGTGCGCGCATCGACCTGCACGGCGCCTGGGTCCAGCCGCACAACCAGAGGCCTCGAGGCGCTGGCCCGCGCCGCCTCGATCAGTGCCAGCCGCTCGCGGTGCGCGCGCTCGGCCTCCTCCTCCTCGAGGTCCTCGTCCCCCTCGGTGTCCTCCTCCTCGTCGTCGACTTCCTCGGGCTCCTCCGGCTCGGTCTCGGGGCTGACCGCGGCCGGCGCCGTCACTGGGTTCCCGGCCTGGGTCGTCTTCCGCGGGTCGCTGTCGAGGACGATCTCGAGGTCATCGAGCTTCCCGTTCGTGTCCGCGATCTCGGCGAAGACCTCGTCCGGGTCCTCGCCCATCTCGCGCAGCACCTGGGGCAGCGTCTTCAAGCCGTTCCGGATGTTCCGCTGGTGCGCGAGGCCCTCCTTGTCGGGCTCGATCATTGGCATGGGCGGCGGCGTCCAGCGGACGCTGGCCGAGGACGCCATCCCCATGATGGCCGCGGCCTCCATCGCCCAGCTCCACACGGGGTCGCAGAACTGCGGGATCAGCATGTTCCAGCGCCACTCGTGGACCTGGTCCCAGTGGCTCAGCCGGGACATGCGCGCGGACGAGAAGTTGACCTGCGAGTAGTCGCCCGTCAGGTCCTCGTAGGTCGTGCCCAGGCCAGCCGCGATCTCGTGCAGCGTGATCCGCGAATACTCCCCGTGCTCGCGGACGCTCGGTGGCTGGACCACGTTGACCTCGCGCCCCGGCGGGACGTTCAGGATCATCCCGGGCTCGAGCAGGTCGAGCTCGGGCGACGTGCTCTGGTCAGTCGTCCCCAGCGCGGCCGCGCTGCCGTCCGTGTCGCTGGTGATCACGGCCAGGCAGGCGGCGATTTTCTGCTTCATCAGCGTCGCGTCGCCGTACTCGTCGAAGTCCTTGAACTTGAGTAGCGAGGCGGCGAACCACGAGGGGCCCCGCACCTGGCCCGGCCGCTCCTGCAGGTAGACGTGCAGGATGCCGGCGGCCGGGATCCGCCTCGAGGCGCCGGCGCCGAACCCGACCCCCGTGATGTCCGTGGCCCCGGGGTGCTCAGGGAAGAGCCAGTAGGCGACGCGCCGCCCCAGCGCATCGAACTCCACGCCGTGCAGGATCCGCGAGACGATGCGCCCCTCGCGGTCGCGGACCGTCAGGTTCTTCTCGGTGTCGAGGAAGTCGGGCTCGAGGACCTGGAGCTGCATCGGGATCGACAGCCCGTCCTGGGGCAGCCGGAGGCGCTGCCGCACGAGCACCTCGCCCGACTCCACCACGCTGCGCATGACGAGCTTCTGGAGGCCGTAGAAGTCGAGCCGACCCTCGGCGTCGCACTCCTTCGACTCAGCCCAGCGCTTCCAGACGTCGAGCGCCGCCTGGCTCTTCGGCTGCGGCTTGGCCACGATGCCCCAACCCACCACGTGCTCGGCGATCTTGTTGCGCGCCTTCTTCGCGTGCCCGTTGTTCCGCACCAGATCCCGGGCTGCGGTCCGCAGGCGGGAGAGCGCGGGTCCGATGACGGCGTTCGCGTCGCCGGTCGGACGGTGCCACCCCTGCGTCCGCCGGCCGGTGGAGACAGCCTCGTAGTGGCGCGCCACCAGCTCCGACGCCACGCGGGCCCGCATGCGGCGCAGCCCACGCTCGGGCGAGACGAACCCGATCGCCCGGTCAAGCCAGTTCGGCCGGACGTCCAGTTTCTCGCCCATGCTCGAGCCTCCTATGCCCCCTTGCTGGTGGCCGCGAGCCGATAGTTCTTCGGCGTGCTGCTGGCCGCGGCGAGCGCTTGGGCTATCTGCGCGCGGAGGGCCAGACGTTCCTCGAGGCTCGCGCCCTCGAAGGTGACCGTTCTGTCCTGGAACGTCACGGTCTGGGTGAGCTGCCCCTTCCCGTGGGCGATGATCGCCGCGTCAAGCGTGTCCAGGTCTGCCTGGGTCCAGGCCACCTAGCCCTCGATGATGTTCGCCGCCCCGCAGACCTGGCAGCGCACCACGTGGCGCGCGGGTGCCGGCTCCTCGGGGGCGACCTCGGGAGCGACCACCGGCGCAAACAGCGATTCCAGCTCGGCGCCGTCCTGTTCCTCGACCGGCTGCTCGTCCTTGAGTTCGTCTTCCATCGCGTCCTCCCTTACTTCAGCCATCCACGTCGACGCTGTCCCAGCCAGCGTTCGTGCGCCGGCACAGTCGTGGGCCTCGGCGCACTGCCCGGACCCGGGCCGCCACCCGGCGGCGTGTCTCGAGGCTCCACCGCGCGCTCAAGCGTCGCCCAGTCCGACTCGGCGAACCGGTCGAGCCCACACAGCGCGGCCGCGGCGCGGGCGTAGACCCGCGCGTCGAGCGCGTGGTTCTCCCTCCCCGGGACGAGCTCCCACTCCAGCCGCATGAAGCCCGTCCGCGTCTTGCGGGTGACGAGGTGCTCGGCCGTGATCTGCCGGAAGAACTCGTCGTCATACTGCGGGAAGTGGCACCAGCCCGGCGGCCAGGGCTCCTCGTCCAGCGGGCCCTCGAGCTGGAGCCATCCGTAGAGCTCGCTCTTCGCGATCGCTCCGTGGACCGGCCAGACCTTGTAACCATGGATCGGGCGCCGACCCCGGAGGGTAATGTCGACGGCGGACGGCGCGCCGATCAGGACGCCGCCGCCCGCCTGCCCCTTCACCGCGATCACGCGGTTCATCGGGTACTTCCGCGCCCAGGTGTAGACCTCCTGCGTGTTGAAGCCCGAGTCCACAGCGAGCATGCGGATCGACATCGCGGCGCCGTCCTCGTGGGTCATCGTGCGCGCCAGCAGCGCGTCGAGGTCCTTCCAGGGCCCGGTCTCGAGGTTCGCCGTGTCGCCCGGGAGGATGCCGTAGTCGATCGACCACGATTCCTTCCCCCGGCCCCAGGCCACGACCTCGTAGACGATCCGGTCCTTCTGCACGTCGGCGCCGGCCGTGAGGAACAGTCCGCCTCGAGGAACCGTGCCGATCTCGTAGACCTCGCGGCGCTCGTAGAGCCGCT